ATTATACACCTTTAGAAGTAGGTTTGAAAAAAACAGTAGAGAGTCTATTATGAAGATTGACATACAAGACGTGTTATTTTGGATGGATGCAATTCGCAACAGCGATGACAAATACCGTACACTTGAAAGTTTTTGGAAAGGCCAAGTCAACAGCAAAGTATGGTTAGCAACAGAGTTATACAATGCAATATCTAAGTCAAAACAGAATAGCATAGTCATATACGGTGGTTGGAACGGAGTGCTGGCAAGTATACTGTTTAACAGTCGCCTACCGTTAAACAGCATTACAAGCGTGGATATAGACCCTGTGTGCGAAGATATAGCAAACACAGTAAACAAGCGTTATGAAATGAAAGGCAAGTTTAGTGCTGTAACAGCAGACATGTGTGAATATACAAAATCTGCAGATGTAGTTATAAACACTAGTTGTGAGCATATTTCACAAGAACAATACGAACAATGGTTAGACAATCAACCAGACGATGCACTATTTGTTGTACAGAGCAATAACTATTTTACACACGATGAACATATACGTTGTGCAATAGATGCAGATGACTTTATGCGTATGAGTAAACTTAAACCGTATTACCGCGGCGAATTTGAAACTCCTAAGTATACTCGTTATATGATAATAGGTAAAAAGAAAAATGTTTAGCTTTAGTGATTTAAAAGATATACACTTAGAAATTACAAATCGCTGCCAAGCAAGTTGTCCAATGTGTAGTAGAAACTATCACGGCGGTCTTGAAAATCCTCTCATTAAAAACAATGACTGGACATTAGAAGATTTTAAAAAGATAATATCAATAGATGTACTTGAACAAATAAATGGTTTTTACTTTTGTGGAAACTTTGGTGATCCTATTATCAATGACGAATTAATTGAGATGGTAGAATATGCCGCAACAATTAATCCTAAATTAAATATTAGAATACACACAAACGGAAGTGCAAGAAATATAGACTGGTGGACACGACTTGCAACAGTATTGCCGGATACACATAACGTTATTTTTGCCATTGACGGATTAGAAGATACACATAAGCTCTATCGAATAGGAACAAGCTATAAAAAGATATTACAAAATGCAAAAGCATTTATTGATGCAGGCGGAACAGCAGAATGGTGTTTTATAAAATTTAAACACAACGAGCATCAAATAGAACAAGCACAGGATATTGCAAAACAACTAGGATTTAGTTTATTTGTTGAAAAGAATAGCAGCAGATTTATTGGTACTCCTAAATTTCCTGTATACAACAAGACTGGAGAAACTACACATTACTTAGAAGCACCTAGTAATAGTGATGTTACATTTATTACAGAAGATACAGTTAAGAATTATAAAGATATATTAAGTAATTCAAAGATAGACTGTTATGTATTACAAACTAAAGAAGTATATATTGATGCATATAAAAATATATTTCCTTGTTGCTTCTTAGCAAGCACACCATACAACTATGCAAAACCAAATGACATTACAACTACGGTAAGAACACACATGCACGAACAGTATTTAGACTTAATAGAAAAATTAGGAAATACTAATGCACTTGAAAATACGTTACAACAAGTAATTGATTCACTTCCTTGGCAAACTGTGTGGAAAAACTATTGGGGCGACGACATGTTAATTACATGCGCAAGAACTTGTGGTCGATCAAAAGAATTACCTAAGCCCAAGGATCAATTTATTAAAGTAATAGGATTAAATAATGAGTGAAAACTGGTGGTATAACAATAAAGATAGCGGACTAGGTAAGTATCAGCGAAACATTGAAACTATTTCAAATAGTCCTACATTCTGCGTATTACCTTGGATACATTTTGCTACTAGGCCCAATGGCGATATGAGATTATGTTGTTCGTCAAATGCTAGTGGTGCAGGGGGAGACCATACTGTTGGTCTTGTTAAAATGGAAGACGGTAACGCAGCTAACTTTGGCAAAGATACACCTATGGAAGCGTGGAATAATGAATACATGAAAAGTGTACGTACAACTATGCTTAACGGAGAAATACCTGCAAGTTGTGCAAAGTGTTTCCAAGAAGAAAAAGTAGGCGTAGTAAGTAAGCGTATATGGGAAACAGAAACTTGGCATCAGGATGACAACGGTGTAGATATTCCGTACTTAATTGAGCAAACACAAGCAGACGGAACAGTACCAGAAGAGTTAGTTTACTTAGACTTGCGTTTAGGCCATACTTGTAATATTAAATGCGTAATGTGTAGTCCACACGATAGTTCAAAGTGGGTAGCAGATCATAAAAAACTTATTCCTGTATTACAAGACCCGGAAGTTAAAAGGCAAATGCAATTTGACAAAAGTACATTTAACAATAAGTGGCACGAAAAAGATACGTTCTGGGAAGAAATGTATGCACAGATACCTAATCTAAAACAAGTATACTTTGCAGGCGGCGAGCCTCTAATGATTAAAGAACACAAAATGTTTATTGAAGAAATCATTAGGCAAGGTTATCAAGACAAAATATTGTTACGTTACAATTCAAATGGACTTTTAGTAGACGAATATTTAATTGAGTTATGGTCAAAGTTTAAAAAAGTAAAGTTTGCTATTAGTATGGATGCTAGTCACGGACGTGATGAATACATCCGCTTTCCTACAGACTTTGAAACTGTAGAAAAAACTCTACATATGCTTGACAACACACCTGATAACATACAAACAAGTTTAGCAACAGCAATACAAATATTCAACATAAAGCATTTGCCCGACTTTATGAAATGGAAGATAGAAAGCGGTTTCAAAAAACTAAATGAAGGTAACGTGCCAGGCGGAGTACAAATGGGCGGCGGCCTAGTTAACATGCACTTGTTATACATTCCGACATTCCTAAGTATACAAATACTTCCTAAAGAAGATAAGTTAGATGTAGAACGCCGATTTATGGAGTTTAAAGATTGGCTATGGGAAAACTATAGACAAGACGATGACTTTTGGAAACATAATCCTTATGGGTGGAAACGTTGGGAAGCGGTACTAAATCATATGAATGCAGAAGATAACAGTCATTTACTTCCCGGATTTAAAGAGTATGTAAACAAGCTAGACGCAATTCGTAATTTAAATGCAGCCAAAGTATTTCCAGAACTTGCTCACTTATTATGATCAATCGTATTGAAAACAATCAAGATTCTAATATGGTGCGTATTGAATATATGCCAGGTAATACCTGTAACCATAAGTGTCATTATTGTTTTCCAGGAAGTAATGAAGGCGACCAAGGCTGGCCGGACGTTGATATAGTAAAACAAAATTTATCACATCTATTAACACATTATGAAAACAATGGCAAGACTAAAAGCAACTTATACATTGTAGGTGGAGAGCCTACACTATGGAAAGGCTTAGAAGAACTTTGTCAGTATTTAAAAAGCAAACATAACATTATTATTGAAATGAGTACAAACGGTACTCGCAAAATTAATTGGTGGAAAAATAATGCAAAGAATTTTGATCATGTTGAAGTTAGCGTACACAGAGAGTTTGCTAACTTAGATCATCTCATTAAGGTATGCGACACATTATATGACTTAGGAGTATTTGTTAATGCTGATGTTTTAATAGACCCAAATGCTTGGAATCAGTGTATAGATAATGTTGAATATTTAAAAACAAATTCTAAGAATAAATGGCCAATTATTGCAAAAGTAGTTCACTTTAACGGTAACCATAGATACACTGATACACAACTAGAATATTTTAAAGAAGCAATTAAACAATACCCTACACAAGAATGGTTCGAAACAACAACTAAAAAGCCTCTTAGAGAAGTTAAGATACACACTGACGATAATATTATTGTTGTAAACAATGACAACTATTTAATTGCAAATAATTTAAATAAGTTTCAAGGATGGACTTGTAACTTAGGTGTAGACTTTATAAAGATATTTCCAGATGGAAGAATTACAGGAAACTGTCAACAAAAACTATTTGGCAATCTACACAATAATAATTTTACACAAACATATAGTCCTGTGATTGAACCATTAATATGTAATAGACAATTGTGTGTATGCAGTGAAGAAACGGTAATAGAAAAATATGCCCGACTTT